ACGAACCTGTTGATATCAAAGTCAATGCCTGTTTAACCATATTCAACCAATTTAATCTTTGTTCTTGGTCTTCAAATAATTGGCTAACAGTTAATTCTCCTTCTAATGTTTGTGGTAATAATTTCAGTGGGTCTTGACTTCCAAATGTTGGAGCATCAAGTAAATTATTTTTTAACACTAAACTAAACTCATAAAAAGGAGTTGCAGTTGCTCTTGTAGCAGCAGCAGTATCGGCGGCAGTTGTATCTACACCTACACCTACCAAAGTGCAACCTAAATACAAAGGTTCTTTAATAGTTGTATAACTTGGAGTTTGTGGTTTCAATATAACTGTATTTCCTGCATCGGCAGTAATAGAAGTTGAACCAAATGCTACTGTTTCTGTGTCAGTAATTCCTGTAATTGTAACATCTTTTCAAGCACCTGTATTATCTAAAACACTTAATACATCACCTATGGCTAAACCATCTGTTGGTCTTTGGTCATAAGTATGTTCTAAAACAATTGCTGTTGAAGCACCTGCTAATGCAGTTTTAAGTGTTCCAATACTAAACTGACCTTTGGCTTTAATTGATAATGATGCCTGACACTTTCCATCAACGAACTCGATTTTTAATTGGTCTGCCTTTACTCCAAAATATCTTTGAGCATAATTACCTTTACTAAACTCAATAGTATATGATTTCGGAGAACCAGGTTCAAATGGGTGTGTGTAACCAGTAGCGTCACCTGTTGTTGTATCTTTTAGATATAACATATTAAACATATGAGCCAATGTCTCTACATCTCCCATTACAACTATATCGCCTTCGTGAGTTCTAATGCCTTTTAAGACATCATCACTTTTCCAATTATTACCTTTGAACCTTCTGTCTGCTGTTATATTAAGATTTGTCTTAACACTTTCGCTAACGAAAGGAACAAATGTATCTGGCTTTACGGCTGTCCCATCTGTTGTTTCAACCTTTAATGCCAAATAACTTGTATCTGAAATATAATTTGTCATTTTTACTCTTTATTATTATTTTCTTTTTTAATTTCCTCCTGTTTTGTTTCGACCTTTTTTTCTTCTACCTTTACTTTCTCGAAGTTGGCGTTGTGAAAACCTTCTGGGACTTCTACCACGCCACCTGCTTTGACAAGACCAATACCAGGTATCGTAAGGTCTTGATTTGTAATGTTTTTAACTTTCATAATTTATTTTTAACATTTTTATTAAAAGTTATTTACTAAATGCACTATACTGACTTGTAGTATAGCAAAGACCTGTGCCGTTTCTGATAAATTAAAATTAAACTCTACTGGAACAACTTTACAATACATACATTGTGCTAAACCTCCTGAATCATAAAGTTGTGGGTCTGTATCAAAAGCATTTATAACATAATCGACCATATCTGTTAAAATGTCCTCTGCCTCTTCTGGTGTTTTTCCTACTTTACTGATTTCCTGTCTTAATATAATTCTGAATTGCCACTCTCTTTCATTTCTCGCAGTATCTAAAATAGAACCTGAACCTGAATCTGCTATCACATAAGCACAAGGAAAGCCACTCGGCTGTGTTTCTTCATAATCGTAAACTGCTGCGAATAAAGTATGTGGTGTTGGAGTATCGTTATCAACTAATGCTGTCAATTTATCTTTTAATATTTTTTTATAATCTTTATATGTTTTTGCCATTGTAAGTTTTTAATGCGATTTTTTTAAGGACGACCTGCATAGCGTTATTAAACAATTTATTTATATCTTTTATAGATTTTTGAACACCTGTTTCAAAATACCTTGATTGACCTGTTGGGTGTCTATTCGTATCTATAACTTCTACTCAATAAGCATACTTTACTCTCGTTCCAATAGTTGCAGATTTTTCACCCATATTGACTTCAAATATACCTTGGTCTTGTGGAGCACCTACCGACTGTCTTAATCTTCCTGTATCTACTGGCGTTAACTCTCTAACATTTCTTTGAATAACGAATAACGATTTTTTCAATGCTAATTCTAATTCTTTTTTCGATATCTCTGGTTCTTGTTTGAACGCACTAACATATTCTTTCAGTCCACTAATTTTAATATTGATTTTCATTACTCGGCTTTTAGTAAAACTATTTCTAAATGTGGTATGTTTCCAACTGTCATTTTATTTACTGCTCTTACTACATACTCGTCACTTCCGTTAATAACATAATCGTGTTCTATAATATCTTCGCTATCATCACAATACATACGAAACTGTTGATATATTTTATCATCTATAAAAACTTTTTCATCTGTTGTCTGTTGAATAGCACATCTAATTCCTGTTTGATAAGTTGTAAAAACTTCTTTATCGGTATCTGCGACATCTAATAATCTTTTAGTTGATATTGTTTTGTCATAAAATCTTTCTATCATATTCTAAAAATTATAGAGTTTGTAAAAATCTAATATCTCTTTCGCCTTTTCTAAATCTTGTCAATGTTTTTCATCTTTGTAAGACACAGAATAATTACCTAAACTTTCACTTTGAACTTCTCCTGATGTATCATTTGAGTATTGAATAATACCTGATACTAAAACAGTTGTGGCTCATTGTAAGTCATAAGGAACTGTTTTTGAATAAGCCCATTTAGCAGTAATAATAATATCTCCTGGGTCAACTGGGTAAAATAAAGTATACAATAACTTGATTTTATTTTTTCTTTCATCGTTTAATGGGTATAACACATAATTCGCAGCATCAATCAAAGTTCCATTTACACTAACACTTGATATTGTGGTGAACTCATCTATAACCATTTCGCACTCTCCATTTCCGTCATAATATTTTGCTGTTGCTGTTGTTGGTTCTATAAAAACACGTCCAGTATAATTCTCAATATACTTTTCCATTTGTGCTATTCACTCTAAAACTTGTGGTTGGAAGCAATCACTAATATCAGTTAATAAATAATTTTCGATTGCTTGTATAGTTGTATAACCTTTTGGAGTAAGCATCTCGATTTTTTAATTTTTTGTTAATTGTCTTCGACTATATTATATCACTTTTTAGGAGAAAAAACAACTATCTTACATATGGAACATACGGACTTGTCTGTTTTGTATATGGACTTGTCTGTTTTGTATATGGGTATCTCTTAATACATATTCTTAATTGTAAAGAAATAACATTTGGAGTTACAACTGTATATTTTAATGACTTCGAAATTGCTTCGGAAGGCACTACTGAATATTTCAAACTCTTTGTAATTTTATGGTCTTGTAATATGGTATATTTTAATTCTTTTTCTTGTTTTATTCTACTTACTACCACATAAGATAAACCTTTCGTTATTGACTGGTCGGAGTTTATGGTATATGTTAAACTTTTCGTTTTCTTACTATCAGTTAGAACACAATATTTCAATGATTTTATAATTACATCATTTGTCAATATTGTATATTGTAATGATTTTGTTTCTGAACCCTGTGTTAAAATATTATACTCTAACGATTTTTGAATACCACTACTTTCTAATACTGTATATTTCAAATCTTTCTGTATTTTTCTTGCTGGTGATACATCATATTCTAATGATTTTGTAATAGCACTCGGAGTAGTCAATATCATATATTTCAATGTTTTATTAACTGCACTCGGAACTAAAACATCATAAATTAAACCTTTCTCAATCACGCTCGGCGTTGAGATAACTGTATACTTCAAAGATTTCTCTGTTGGACTTGGCGTTGTTATAACAGAGTATTGCAATGATTTTTCAACTGCACTTGGTTCTGTTAGTATTGTATATTTTAACGATAATTCTATTTTGCTATCTGTAAGGACTGTATAAATTAAACCCTTTTCAATACCTGTTGGGGTTGATTCAATTGTATATTTCAAACTCTTTGTTAAAGCACTTGGCGTTGATATCACGGTATATTTAAGCGATTTTTCTATCGCCGTTGGTTCTGTTAATATCGTATATTTCAAAGTTTTTTCCGTTGTTGTAGGAGTTGTTAAAATACAATACTTCAAACTTTTTTCAATAGCACTTGCTTCTGCTTTGACTGTATACTTTAATGTTTTTTCAACTGGAATAGATGCCACTACTGAATAAGCCAATGATTTTTCCGTAGCACTTGGTATTGTTAAAATACAATACTTCAATGACTTCTCAATAGGTGTTGCTGTTGAAGGCACACAATATTTTAACGACTTTTGAATACCTGTTGGTGCTCGTATTGCATATGCTAATGATTTTTCAAGTTGGTCTGGTGTAAGTATCACACAATATTTCAACGATTTCTCAATTTTAACTGGCATAGTTGGCTCTGTAAAATATATTCTTGTGTTATGCCCTCCGTCAGTTGAATGTGTTCCCATATATCAAGTTGTGTCTGGATTACCAGTAATATAATCTATATCAATATAATCGCAAGATATTGTTCCACCACCTGCTTTTGCTAATGTTGCATTTGTTGTTGTGGTGCTTCTAATAACTATCAAATTACCTGCTGTTCCTGTTGCTGTAAAAGTATTTACTGTTTGAGTAGTTCCAGCTGCGAATTTCATTTTTCTATTAGCATCTATCTTAAAATCATTAAATGTATTACTGCTTGCTATTGTAATATAATAATCTCCTGTAGTAGCATTTCAAAAATTGTATCAAGTCAAACCTTTGAGGTCAAGAGTCGTGTTATCAGTTAATGTGCCTGTGAGTTTTACTGTTGAAGTTTCTCTATTAAATGTTAAATTATCTGTTGACGAAATTATTATTTGATTTGATGCCCCAGTAATTATTCACGTTCCAGAACCCATAGATATTGTTTTTGTTCCAGTTGCTATACTTAATTTACCAATAGAAAGATTTTTATCATTAGCGTCAAATGTTCCATTATTTATAGTAAAAATATTTGAAGAACCTATTGTAAAATCATCTTGTAATGTTAATGTTCCCCCTTGTATAGCTATACCAATATTTTTAGCTCAGGTTTTTCCAGCAGTTGTTAAAGTATGAGAACCTCTACCATAAAAAGTATATCCTTCTGTTGAACTAGTCAAAGTCATATCACTAATTAAAGTAATTGAGCCATAAACTCCTGTTACTGTTGAGGTTGTTCAAGTAGGAGTATTAGTAGCACCAGTTCAAATAACTCCTCCGATTCTTGCCATATTTTGTGTTACTGTTTGACTTCCACTATCAAATGAATTAGCGTCAAAATAACAAGTGTCCTGCGGTAACGGAACTCTTGTAGAGGCCATTTGTGTTCCGCCACCATTTGTAGCAGTATATCATTTAGCATAGTTATCAAAGTTACCTGTTCCTTCGTGTCAATATCAATCATTGGCAGTTGTAAAAGTTATACCAGTATTTCCACCACAATCTCCTGAACCACCTGTGATAGCAGATAAGTTTCAAGAACCAGCACCAGCACCTTTTATATCTCGGAAGTCGGCGTTAGTTACTGTAACATTAGCGGCAGTTATAGTTCTTTGAGTTCCTATTTCATTAGAATAAATAAATATTCTTTTTGTCGCAGAATCACCATTTAGCACTAAATTATTTGATATAGTTAAGTTAGTAATCGTTAAATTGCAATTCTGTGTTGTAGTTATAGTTAAATTATAAAAATTCATATCTATTATTCCCAAACTCGACGAGCCAGTAGATATTGTATATGTTTTACCATTAGGGTCAAAAGTTCCCGCATACTTCTTAATAGTGCCTCCTAAAGTTGGTTTATGAGAAAAATTATCAGCCAACTGAACTGTCCCACCACTACCATTAAGATAAAAATTATCTATTCCTATATCAACACCATTAGTAGTAACTATTTGTGTTCCTGATGTAGCTTTAAATGTTAAAGCACCAAACGTTCCCCTCATTTGAACTTGGGCTGAACCACCTGATAAATTAAAATTACCATAAATATCAAGACTATTCATACCTACATCTATACTAACTTTTGTTGTGCCAGTAAAAGATGCATCAAAATTAAGGCACTTAGCATTTGCGGTAAGAGTAACTGTATATGCTGTATCTCCTGATTCATTACTATGTAAATCAAAAAATACATTATCAGAAGAAGTAGGAACTGTTTCTCCCCCTGCACCACCAGAACTTGCAGCCCAATGTGTCGTTGTGCTTGAATCTCAATCTCCTGTTCCACCTACTCAATATCTATCAGCCATTTATCTATTTTATTTTATTAAGCCCCTTTGTAATTCAAATAAAGATAAATCGACATTATCTTTACTACTTACTAATACTCTATCGTCTGGTAATATGAAATTATAAACTGTTTCGGAAGTTCCTTTTATTTTATAACCGAAAACATAAACTTTCACGAAACCTTCTAAATAAAACGGTTTAATATTTCTATAAAAATGAAATACTTGCATTTCTGGTGTAACTAAAATATCAATTCTTTTTTTAATATCGTCCGATTTATACATTGAAAACATTTTAACTCTACTTCAATCAATTTCTTGTATTCTATGAAAGATACCATCTGGTTCTCCATCTTGAAACTGGTGCAGTTCTGTATTATCATTGTAAATTACACCTCAACTTCATCTTTCAATTGACACTTCAATTAAGTTTTCTTCTGTTGTGTTTGTTTTATTTTCTGTATTTTTTAATTCTTTAACAAAATATTTCATAATTTTTATTTAACCTTTTTATTAAGAAGGACACCGTCCTTGTTATGAGACGGTGTCTTTCTTGCACATTGTATTGTCTCATAAACATTGTATTGTTTTTATTTTTTCTCTATTTCTTTACAGAGTTATTTTTGGCTTCTCCACGTGCCAATGCTTTCGCACTCTGTTTAGAAAATCTTCCGTTGGACAGTATGTCAAAGTGTTCTATTTGAGTAGGAGTATAACCTGTTTTTTCACAAATGTGTTTTAGATATTTCTCTTTACTCTCAAACTCTTTACCACACGCCCCACAAATAACTTTACCCATTTAGGCAGTTTCATCGTATTGGTAGTTCATAGTGGAGGTAGAACCTGCTACATCACCAGCGTCAGTTTGAATCTGGTGAACTAAATAATCTGATTCACCAGCAGCCGTTAATGCTCCTGCTAATGCACCACCTATGCCTAAATTGGCAGAGGCAGGTTCAGAAGTAGGCATCGTTTGGTCTGCTACCGTTGAATCTGTTTTAACTGGTTGAGCATAAGTTTCTGCCCCACCATAACTCGATGTTCTCGCATTTGTTACGTGAACTGCACTACCCCCTAATGCACCTGTTCGTCATACTTTGAGATTGTCAATTTTAGACGAGCCACCCATATTGGTAACATCAATCTTTTGTCATTTCTCATAAGTATTTTCACCAGGGACAACTGGGTATGCTACTGGGTCGAGATTTACGGCATCGGTATCTCCCATATTAGTATTAGTAATATTTGCTGTTTCTGTTTCATCTACGCCGTTATATTCGTTAATTTGGACTGTTGCAGCCATAATTTCGGATTTAATAGTTTATTAAGAAAAACTCTCGACTAACTACGAACCAGATGCGTGAGTTTTAAGAACTGTAACTGCTGTTGGTAAAGCCAAAACATAACCAACTCTTTCTACAAATCTCATAGCAATACAATCTTGTTGTGCTAAATTGATTGCAGTTTGTCCATCGGTATCTGTAATTGTGGCTTCGTCTAATAACTTAACTTGAATACTTTGCTTGTCTCCGAATATTGCACCTTTTTTAAGATTACCAAAAATGATAAACTTTTTATTGGCAGCAGTATCGGTTGAAGCAGGCAAAACATCAGTTGTAACAACTGGGTAGCCCCAAATTGTTGCTGGTGCATCGCCTTGTGGTCCTTCAAAAATGTATACACCAGAAGTAGATGCTTTAAGTTTGCGAACAATACTTAAAATACTTCTGTGCATATAGAACTTTGCACCATCTAAAACTGATTCTGGTGTTTTGTCAATCATATCAAGTAAATCATCGGCAGTTAAACCTGCAAAGGTTGTTCCTGCTAATGTTACTGAATTGACTGATGTATTATTTAACACACCTGTTCAAGGTGCACCAGTTCCAGCCAAGAATTGTGTATCTTCTTCTTTGGCGATTGCTTCGGCGATTAAGTCGGCAACTAATTGAGTCAAATTGATAGCAGTATCTTCCATCAATTCTTCTGTCATAGGAACTATCGCAGCGAGTTTCTTTAATGTCTGAGTTACTAAACCAAAAGTTGGTTGAGTAGAAGTTTTTGCTGCTGCTTCATCGGTTCAAGTAACAGTAACACCATTGGCTATTGTTGGAATAGTTCGGGTATTACCTGCACCTGTGAAAGGTAGGTATCTCATTTCTCTACGAGCGACACCATATTGAGTATTAGCAATACGCAATACTTCTGCCATTAACTCGGTAGGAATTGTATAACCTGCTTTTGGTGTATCAGCACTTGAAGTTGTTAAAGTTTTCAAAACTTCTCTGTCGTCTTTAACTAATGCAGTTAAAAACTCTTTCGTAATATTTCTTTGCTTTTCTGTTTCCTTTTTTTCTGTTTCCAAAACTTTGGAGCGTTGTTCTTCAACTCCTGCTTGGAACTTGTTGACTAAACTATCAGAAAACTTTTCAAATGCTTCTGAAACAGATTCATTGATTAAAGTTTTAACTTCTGATTGGTCAACTTCTTGGGTCTTTTCATTTTTTTGTTCGTCCATTTTAATTAAACTTAATTTTTAATTTATTAACCTTTTTGAGTTCGTTTTTTTCTTTAATCAAAACTCTAATTGTTTTGTTAAAGACCTTAACGGCTTTCTTTCCGTCCAAGTTTCCTTGGAGTTTCGACCTTTGGTTTTTGTCTTGGCTATCGGCTTCCTCATTATCAACTCTAACTAATTCTGTTAGAGCGTTAATGGCATTATTGATTATGTCCTTGTTTCTTTTGGACAATACTCTACCTTCTTTCTCTAAAAACTCTTTAATTTCTTCTTCTACTGCCTCTGGCTTTTCAATTACAACTTCCGTTGGTTTAGGTATGGTTTCATCATTATCGTTGCTTTGCGTGGCATCTGGGACGATTAAATCGTCTTTTTTAGGCAATGTTTCGTCAGTTTCAACAATTTCTTGTGGAACTTCGTCTAATTTAGGCATTTCATCTAAATCTTTTGAAGTCAATTGAGTGACATCAATACCTTTCTGTTTGGCTAATGCTAATGCGTTAGCACCTACATTTACGGCAGAGATTTCAAATAATCTATTTACTTTATGAACTGGTGAACCATTTTTACTTTCTTCTGCTTCAAGGTTCATATAACCAACTGAAAATGCTCTCATAAAACCACCTTTGTATAACTCATAAATTACTTTTGCAAACGGATTTTCTTTTGTTGCAAATTGTATTGTTCCTGATAAGTTTTTATTTTCATCTAAACCAATATCAACGGCTTTACCAATTGCTGGTTGAGAGTGGTCGTGTCCTCATAAAATAACTGGGTTGGTTTTGTATTCATCTAATATTCAACCTTCTTGATTAACTATATCTCCGTGTCTGTCTTCATCGGCAGTTGAAAATATAGCATCAATCGTTGCTTTCTCTTCGTCAACCTTTTTGATTTCTACTTCTAAACTTTTATACAGCATTTTTGGTTTTTATTTTTAATTTTTTTATTATTCGACGACTGGTAATAAAGTGCATCGACAATTACATACTTCTTCTGGGTCTGCACTTGGGTCGCCAGGGAACTTTAACCCATTACTGAACTCTTTATCTAATTCTACTACTTCACCATCAACTTCTAAATGACTATCTCTTGTTCTATCATCTTCGGTTGCTTTTCACTCTTTCTTTTCTAAACCTCCTTGCTTAAAAGATTCTATATCTGCTTCACCACTTGCACTTGTCATTTCTGTTCTTGCTATTCTTTCTGCTCCTCTTTTTTCTCTCTCGGTATAAACTTCTTTAATTCTTTTACTAATTTCATTATGACCTTCGCCTTCATCTATACCTTCGGCAATTACTCTTTTAATCATTTCTTCTGTTGTTTTATTAACTTCGTCTGAAAACTTAATTGCTTTCTTTTTAATAAAATCTTTTACTTCTTGTGTTATTTCAAATGTTCGTCCTATAAGTTTTGAAGTTCTATCTCCTCTTGCTTTTATCATATCTGTATAAACTGGGACTGACGCTTCCGCAAAGATTTCATTTTCTTCTTCTCAATCAATGTCTATTTTAACACTAATCTTTTTCTCAATACTTTTTTCTTCTATTTTAATTTTATCTTTTATTCTTTCATATTGGTCTGCGAATAATTTACTAACAAAGTTTCTAAAAATAAAAACATCGTTTGATAACCTTTTATCGTGTTCTTGTCAAATAGTTGATTTCTGTTCTTTTGTAAAAACTATTTTTGGTTGGGTAGATTTAATTCTAATCTTTTTACTAACCTTTTGTTTTGGTTTCAATTCTGTAATCTTTTTTTGCAATTGTTGTATAATTGATTCCTGTAATTCTAATTTCTTAAAAAAGAAGTTTCTTTTCGCAAATAGATTTGATTTAGTTCTATAAATTGATAATCTCTTCTCTTGTGCTACATCACCAATAGGAACTGACATCAATGGTAAATAAATACTATCGCCACCATCTTTTAACGGTGCTAAACCATTTTCTTTTCTTGCTTCATTGATTGTCATTATGTTCGCCATAACTAATCTTGTTTGTCTATCTAATGCAAATACTTCATCGTTTGGAGTTGGGTCAACGAAATCAAAAAAGTATTGTTCACCAAAATCTGGTATAACTAATTCTTCATTTATTTTTTCAACTATTCTCGACATTTCTGGTTTTATAGTTTCAGATAAAAATATATTCATACCTGTTTCGGCATTTGCTAAATTAACATCATCGGTAACTGCGACAATTGGTTTTGGAACTCCAAAGGCAACTAAAATATCATCTCTCGTGAACTTCATACTTTCAATATAGTCCATCTCTCTTTGTGATATTGATATTTGTTGATATGTCATACCTCCTTCAATTAACGCCATCTTTGAGCTCTTACCAATTCCTTGATGCCTTCTTGCTCAACTTTCTTTAATATCTGTTCTTTGTTGTGGTGTTAATCTTCCTTCTGTATGTAATATACCATCAGGTCTTGCATTGTTTAAGAAAAAATCTCTTTGGTATTTTGAACCAAACTCTTCTGTATCAACTCTCACGGCTGCTGGTTGCAATGGTGCTAAACCTAAATGTTGCTCTAATGGGCTTGGGTATTTATCGTGTATAATATCTTCTGGTCTAAATAAAATTGTAGTCCCATCATCTTTTCGATATTCATAACCTTTAATAAACGAAGTTGAATCACTAATAATCGTAACTCTATCTGGGCTTAATCTTCATAACTCTACAACTTTACCATAATTATTTCTAACCTTAAAAATAAAAGCATTGCCACATAATTTTTTATCAATGACAATACTTTCTCAAAACTCTGCTTTTGTTTGAAATGGGTTTGGCTTGTAAATCAAATTAAGTAAAGGACTATTGTCAATTTCTTTTACTTCTCCTTTGGTGTTAATAATTTGATACAAATGTCAATCTATTGAACCAACTTTTTGTGCAATTTTAGAAACACAAGCATATACATAAAGCGATTTACTATATGTCTCTAAATATGCTTGTGAGTTATTTATACTTTCTCTTTGAAATACGCTACCTAACGGAGTGACTAAACTTCCGTCAGAAACCTTTTTGCTAAACAATTTTCAACCGAATAGTTTCATATAGCGATTTTAATTCTTTTGTTAATCTATTATACCACATTTTTAATAAAAAATCAACCTTTTTTTAGAAAAATTCGATTCTTGGTCTCGACTTTACTAATACATCTTTTAATGCTATACATAATGCATCACTCATATCATCGTGAGCACCTCTCGGAAGAGAACATAACTCTCTTCATAATTCTTGTTGCTTAATATCTCCTTTCTTAAAATATATTCTACCTGATTCGAATAAAGGAACTAATTGCTCGTTATATTTCTGCACCTTGTTAATCGTTGTTTTAACTCCTATCACATTATAGTCGCAGTTTTGTTTCGCCACTTGGACTGTATCTGCTTGAAATACATTTTCTTCAATAGCAACTCTAATTGGTTTGTCTTTATCTGCTTCATAAGATATTGCTTTTATTCTTTTGCCAAAATCTATTCTGTCTTTATATACATCTAAAATATAAACATTTTCATCTGCATCAACTCCTATCGTTACCTTCGCAGTTCAATCACCAGTATCTACATCTTTACCTACTGCTAAATCTCAACCCGTATAGACATCTAATTGTTCAGGTAATATTTCATATTCTCTATATCACTCTGGTTTAATAATTTCTCCTAATAAGTTAGTCGCCATATTTCTATACTCTTTATCAAATCATTTTGTTCCTGCTAATTCTGTGATTTCTTTTTTCTTTGCCATTAACCTTTCTCAACTTCATTTTTCGGGAAACAATGTAATATGTTTTTCTTCATCAACTATTGCATCATAAGTTTTTGTAAAATATTTGTCCTCGTTCAAATCATTTTTTCAATCAACTGAATATAGGTCATTGTCTTTTTGTATTGTTCCA